TAAGCCAAGACGCTCAAAAAATTATAGACGACGCTACGCCGTCCTCGCCGCTCGAAGGAACTGCCCAGAAACCAAAAGCTCAGATCGAAGCTCTACCTTTAGAGAATCCTGAACTGAGACAACAGGCAATCAAGAAAAAACTAGAAGCGATGAATGAACAGACAAGAGCGGGAAGAATGTCAACTGCAGATCAGGTTAGCACGGGGCGAGCAGCGAGAAGCAAGGTTCAACAAGACAAACAAGGTTTAGAATCAATCATGGATCAAATTCCAGTTAGAGATGATACAGCAAGACCAACCTTACCAATGAAGTTAATTGAAAACTTTGGAACAGAATTCCAGGAAAAAGAATTGATTAAACAAGGATACACTCCAACTCAAGCTGAAATTTTAATGGCAGCTCGTAAGAAGATGTTATCTGGTGAAGAGATGAATCCCAATGAAGCATTACTTCGAGTCAAAGAAGAAATGGCAGATGATCTTGGAATTGATGTGGACGATGTAGATATTGATTTTCAAATTGAAACTCCTGAGCGAGATGACTTTGCAGGTGGTGGAGCAGCAAAAAAATTAATGGACAAACTATCAAGACAATCTAAATCACCGTTCGGAAGAATGGCGATGAAAGAGTCAGGACAAGCTTTACCTAAAGGTGTGGAGTCAGGATCACTGATGGGTGACATTATTGAAGGTGTAAATAGAATTGAAGATTTATTAGGCAACACAAAATCATTACCACAATCAAGATTTGAAATTGCAGACTTTGTCATGAACATGAGAAAAGATGGTTTTAGTAATGATGCGATTATAGATATTGTACAAAACTACGGACCTCAATATAGTTTAAAATCATTAAGAACAAAGATTGCACCGCAAGTTAAAATTGCAAATGATCTCGGAGCGAAAACTCCTGCTCAAAGAAGTTTTATTGTTGAGATGGAAGATACCAAAGATATTTATTCACCAGATGAGTTTAGAGAAAAAATTAGAGAAGGTGATTTTAAATATGTATTATCCGATGCCGTAGAAAAAGATTTAATTACAAAAGGTTTATCTGAAGAACAAGCATCTGATTTAGCTTTAATGATTCCATCAGATAATGTTTTTGAAGGATTAAAACGAGTTAAAGATAAAGCTTTTTTTGATCACGATATTGAGGTTGATGATATCGTAGAGTTTTATGACAAAGCATATCAAGATTATGTTTTACCTCAAACACAAAGATATAAAGAATCTTATGCGGGTGGTGGACTTGTTAATAAATTGATTACAAAGTTTAACAAAGCTAAAAAGAAAAACCCCAAATTATCTAATGAAGATTTTGCACAAAGAGTAGAAGATGCAAGAAAAGCAGAAAAGGTTGGAATACAAACTATAAAAGAATTTGAAAACTTAGAAAAATTTAAAGATGAAGCTTTTAGTAAACGTAGAACATATGATGAGCTTCCATCCGATAAACCAAAAAGAAAGACGTTAAGATTAAAAAAGGCAGAAGGCGGCTTGTCATATTTAGTGGGGTTCTAAATGGATCTTGGTAAATATAAAAAAGCTAGAAGAGCCATGCTTCGTAGACAAGGCGGATTAAGAACCGTTGTGTTTGATCCAAACATTACCGATACCGATGTTGACTTTCCAGATATAGAACGACCACAAGAAGGATTTGCAGGAGGTGGAGCAGTTAAAAGAGAAGGTTTTAAAGAAGCAGGACGAGCAATGACCGTGACTGAAAAGTTTATAGAAGCAAACCGTGCAAAACAAGCTGCAGCAAGTGAAGCGGCTAAAAAGAAATTTATGGAAGCAGAAGTGACTAAACCCACTCCGACTTCTTATGGTGGAGAGCTTGGTGTTAAATATGCAGATGAAGCTCAACAAGAAACCGTTGAAGATTTAATTCAAAAAAAATTTTCTTATCCTAAAAATTCTGTCGAAGGAAGAAACATTGATAAATATCTAATGGATGAATTTGATTTAAATGCAGCTTCATTAGAAAGAATTACGAGAGTAATTAAAAACAAATATGAATTAAAAAATCCAAAAGCATCTGAATTTTACACAGGTGAAAAAAAGAGACAAAGGAAAATAGATGAAATTAGAAGAGGAAGAGTTAAAGAATTACAAGGTGCAAGATTAAATATTCCAAAAGAAACAGGAAAAGAATTTCATCACGTCATGCCTCTTGCTGGAAAAGAGTTAATTACAGATAAAGGTGTTGCTGCAATTGATAAAAAAATGAATGCAGAACTAAGTCGTTACAATGTTGAACTTAATAAAAATGCAGAACGAATTAAAGAACTAAGCACACAACCAGATTCACCGGCAAGACGAAAAGAAATTGAAAAGATAAATTTTTCTAATAAAAATATTATTAGTAAAGCAAGTAAAGAATTACCAAGTCAATATCGTGGACTTCTTGGTTATTATGAATATGATACTATTGATTTAACAAAGCCTAGAAAAAAGAAAGCGTTAAATCCAAAGAAAACTCTTGGAGGATTAGAAGGAGAAGAACTTGTGTTTAAAAAAGCAAAACCAGAACAAATAAAATCATTTAAACAAAAGCTATCTAATATTAATAAACAAGACGCAGTTAATGCGATTGGAAGTTTAGGGTGTCCAGCAAACTATGCAGATGGTGGACGAGTTAATTTCAAGCAGGGGTCAAGTTGTTATGCAAAAGGATTACAAGTATTAGAGTCCGCTAAAGCTGGAGATACCACAGCACTTGGTAAAGTTAAAAGATTTTTTAAAACACCAGCAGGCAAGTTTTTAGGTGCGGTTCCACTTGAACTTGCTTTTGAAGCTGCGTTTGTTTTACCTGATTATGCAGAAGGTAAACCTTTTGATGAAATATTAGGTGCAACAACATTTGGATATTTTGGAGTAGGAACTTCTCCTGAAGAATCAATTTATAAATATTCAGGTAATGATCCTAAAGTAAAAGAATATCAAGAAACTGAAAAACTTTATGAACAATTACGTAAGGATTTAGAAACATGGAAAGCTTATGAAGAAAACCCACAACGCTATAGAAATATGCCTCAACATGTTCTTAAAAAATCAATGGGAGAATTATTAGGTCGAATTAATGATAATGTTAAATTGTATCAACAAAAGAAACATATCTTAGACCCTAAAGGTGAATATTCACAAGCTATAGAACAGGCTAAACAAATTCAACAAGCGGATTACAAAAAGAATATTGAAGAATCAAAAGGTCGACAAGTTGTTGGAGCCGGTATTGAAAAAGTTGTAGGAGGTGCAAAAACAGCTTACGATTATATAACCAAAGCATATGATTATATGAAAGAAAAAATTAATCCTGACATGGAAGGGTTAGATGTCACAAATGAGATTGTTGATGAAGCTGCTCTTTTTGCAAACGGTGGAAGAGTTGGATTTAAAGAAGGTGGTGGAGGATTTACACGAAGAGGATTTTTAAAATTATTAGGTGGTATTGCTGCAATCATTGGAGCTGCAAAAGCAGGATTAAAGTTTGAAACTAAAGCTGCAAAACAAGTTCTTAAAAATGCACCGACTGGAACTCCTGAATGGTTTGCACCTCTTGTTGAAAAAATTGCTAAAGAAGGAATCGATGTCCCACCTGAACTTATGATGAGAACAACTGGAAGAGAAAAAATTACAAAATTAGAAGTTAAAGCTCCAGACTCAGATGGTGCTGTAACCGATAAATATTATTTACATGAAAATCCAGACACTGGAGAAATTAGAGTTGAAATTGATTCACCAGGTTTAGGTGCAAACGATGGCGAGTTTTCATTATACATGAGACCAAAAAGAGTAGAAGGTCTAACTGATGAAGGTATTCAACAAATTGATGAAGGAGAATTTTTTGTAACAGAAGATCGAGTGGTTGGAAGAGCAACTAGTCCAGATGATTATGACATTGACTTAGAACCCTTTGATACAGATCTAGAGGGTTCAGCAAGCAACTGGCATAAGGTTGAAGAATTTGCAACAGGTAAAACAGATAAAAAAGCTCAAGCTAAACAATTGCAGAAAAAAGAACGTATTGAAGCATTTCCTCATGAGGATTTAACAGATCGCTATGGAGACTACGATCCACCGGATCCAGATGACTATTAAAGGTAAAAAATCAGGACCACCTCCTAAAAGAGGACCATTGCCTCAAGGCTTGAATATAAACTATAATACTGTTAAGACAGTAAAACTGGAGAAAATAAATGGCAGAAATAGACAAGGCGCTACCAAACATAAGTCAGCAACCTGAAGAGACCGCAGACGATTTAGCGGTTGAGATGGAAGAACAGCTGCTTGAACAAGCAGGTGATTCTCAAATTACTGAATTAGAAGATGGTGGTGCTGAAATAAACTTTGATCCAAATGCAATAGCACAAACTCAGGCAACTGATTTTAATGCCAACTTAGCAGACTTTATTGAAGATCAAGAATTAGCCTTCATGGGCTCACAACTATTTCAAAATTATCAAGATTACAAAACATCAAGAAAAGATTGGGAAAAAACTTATACGCAAGGATTAGATCTCTTAGGGTTTAAATATGAAAACAGAACTGAACCATTTCAAGGTGCAAGTGGTGCAACTCACCCTGTACTTGCTGAAGCTGTAACTCAGTTTCAAGCTTTAGCTTATAAAGAATTATTACCTGCAAGCGGACCAGTAAGAACACAAGTAGTTGGAATACAAACGCCAGAAAAAACTCAGCAGTCAAATCGTGTAAAAGATTTTATGAATTATCAATTAATGGATCAAATGCCAGAGTATGAATCTGATTTTGATCAAATGTTATTTTATTTACCACTCGCAGGATCTGCATTTAAAAAAGTTTATTATGATGAAGTGTTAGGAAGAGCAGTCTCTAAATTTGTCCCTGCAGAAGATTTAGTTGTACCGTATGTAGCAACATCATTAGAAGACGCAGAATCTATTATTCACAGAATTAAAATTTCAGAAAACGAATTAAGAAAACAACAGGTAGCTGGTTTCTACAGAGATGTTGATATTAGACCTGGTCAGAATAATTTAACTGATGCAGAGAAAAAAGAATTAGAAATTGAAGGAACAACTAAAACTGGAAGAGACGAAGATGTTTTCACACTACTTGAGTGTCATGTAAATTTAGATTTACCTGGCTTTGAAGATATGGGTGTGGATGGTGAGCCCACTGGAATTAAACTACCTTACATTGTAACCATTGAAGAAAATTCTAGAGAAGTTTTATCTATCAGAAGAAACTACGAACCAACAGATCCTAATAAACAAAAAATTTCTTATTTTGTACATTTCAAATTTTTACCAGGACTTGGCTTTTATGGTTTTGGATTAATTCACATGATTGGTGGATTATCTAGAACAGCCACAGCTGCTTTAAGACAACTATTAGATGCAGGAACTTTATCAAACTTACCTGCTGGATTTAAACAACGAGGAATTAGAATACGAGATGATGCTCAGTCTATTCAACCAGGAGAATTTAGAGATGTCGATGCACCTGGTGGAAACATCAGAGACGCGTTTATGACTTTACCATTTAAAGAGCCTTCTCAAACACTTCTAAACTTATTGGGTGTCGTTGTACAGTCAGGTCAACGCTTTGCATCTATAGCGGACCTACAAGTGGGTGACGGGAATCAACAAGCTGCGGTGGGAACGACAGTCGCCTTGTTAGAAAGAGGTTCGAGAACTATGTCTGCGATTCATAAAAGAATTTATGCAGCACTTAAAAATGAGTTCAAATTATTAACAAGAATTTTCAAGCTTTATCTACCTGCAGAGTATCCATACGATGTAGTTGGTGGTCAGAGAATGATTAAACAGTCGGATTTTGACGACCGAGTAGATATCCTGCCGGTTGCAGATCCAAATATATTCTCTCAAACACAGCGAATCTCCCTCGCTCAGACGGAACTGCAACTGGCAATGTCAAATCCACAGATGCATAACATGTATCAAGTTTATAGAAATATGTATGAAGCAATTGGTATCAAAGATGTTGATACAATTTTAAATAAGCCTTTACCCCCACAACCAAAGGACCCTGCACTAGAGCACATTGATGCTCTTGCAGGGAAACCGTTCCAAGCGTTTCCTGGTCAAGACCATAGATCACATATCGTAGCGCATTTATCATTCATGGCAACGAACATGGCAAGGAATGCACCGATTGTAATGGCTGCATTGGAAAAAAATATTTTTGAGCACATTTCTTTAATGGCTCAAGAACAAGTTGAATTAGAATTTAAACAAGAAATGCAACAGTTAGCAATGATGCAGCAACAAGCTCAACAAAATCCACAAGCTGGTCAAGCTATGAATTTACAAATGAAACAATTATCTCAAATGATTGAGGCAAGAAAAGCAGTAATTATTGCTGAAGCAATGGAAGAATTCTTAAGCGAAGAGAAAAAATTACTTGGTGATTTTTCAAATGATCCGATTGCTAAATTGAGAGCAAGAGAATTAGACATCAGAGCACAAGAAAATGCGAGAAGAAAAGAAAATGACAATCAAAGATTAGATCTTGATAAGATGAAAGCAATGATGAATCAATCTAATCAAGAAGAAAAGCTAGATCAGAACGAAGAATTAGCAAAATTAAGAGCAGATACATCAATTGAAAAGACAATTTTGTCAAAAACTATACCTTCAACTGATTCAATGATGAAAAAAGGACAAAATTAATGTTTCCTTGGGGTTTATTAGGTCAAGGATTGAAAGCTGGCCTTGCAATTTATAAAAATAAGAAAGCTTCAGAGGTTGCAATGTCTGAAGCGGCACTTATTCATGCAGAAAAAATGAAAAAAGGTGAAATTGAGTACACTGGAAAGGTTTTTGAAGCACAAAAAGGGGACTGGAAAGACGAATTCGTACTTTTAGTGTTGTCATCGCCTCTAGCAGTGCTTGCTTACGCTGTTTTTGCGGAAGATGAGAAGATTCAGGCAAAATTAGACTTGTATTTTGACAAATTACAAGCTATGCCTTGGTGGATAACCGGTTTATGGGTTTCGGTAGTCGCGGCAATTTACGGAATTAAGGCTACTGACATCATAAAAACAAATGGAGGAAAAAAATAATGGGTAACAAGAGATATAACAAGCAAGTTCCTGGCTTTGGTTATGTTGCAGGTCAACCTAATAAAGGTAC